ACATTGGCGGTATTGCTACGCTTTGCGGATCCCCTGCTACCATATAATCGTAAGCCCACGCTAACGTATTATTGTTTGTGTAGCTGTTTTTCATAATTCTAACGTGCTTTGCTCCGTCCGCATTTACGGCGTTATAACCAACTATGCCGCTAACCTTAACAAAGCTAACGCCCGCTCCTATCTGTATGCCGCCGTCTTGCGTCAATGTGAGCTTATCGCCCGTGCTTATTGATTGATTAAGCGGTATTTTGGTATAAGTGCTAACCGCCAAATTAGTTAAGGCGGTATCTAAATAAGCCGTCATAACGCTTTTTATTACGCTATTGCCGTTTACCTCAAGGCTTTTCTGATCCTGCGGAAAACAGTTAATACCTACGCTATTTTTAAGCCTATCAAAATAAATAATAGGCATACCTAACGGAATTGTTAAGTTATAAGTCGTACTGCCGAATTTGTCCGCAACTTGTACTTGTATATCCCACTCAAACATATTATCAAGCGTTATTGTGCTTGTTACCTCATCTTGCAAAGTTATATAACTGCTATAACTTGTATCAGTGGTCTTTTTATATCGACATTGAATAGTTACGGCATTTTTGCCGTCCACGCTCGCATAATCGGCGTTTACGTTTATATCTGTTTCGCTGTAATAATTGCTTTGCCTTTGGGCTGTTATAATAGCCGTTGGTAAAATCCAATCAAGCACCGTAACGTTAAGTTCTTTTGTACTGCTATTTCCTCGGCTGTCCGTAACTGTAAAAATAACGCTTATATCGCTTGCACTGTCAATAGTGATATTACCGCCCGTGGCGGTGCTTCCGTTCACCGTCAAGCTATAATTATTACCATTGACGTTAACACTACAATTTGCTATTGCCGCACCCTCCAAAGCTGTTAAGCCCGTTGCGGTAAACTGTACTATGCTTTGGTTGCGTACTATAAGCTGATTATTGCCCGTGATAGCTACAACGCTACTTTTGGTATCTTGGTAGCTCACCGCTCCAATAGTCGGGGCGTATGTGTTCGGGATTTGATACGTACCGCCCGTTTTTGTTGTTACATTTAAGCCGTATGTTACCTTAACTTTGTACGTTCCGCTTTTTCCGTTTGGCAAGCTCGCTAACAACCTATTAACAACCACTGTGCCGTTATAGCCCGTTATGCTTGTACCCGTCGTTGTATCGTTGCTTATTTGTGAATTGTCCGCACCGATTATATTAACTGTTACGCTACGTTTAAGCGGGTTGTAAAGCCCTATTGTGAGCTTGTCGCCTACCGTGAAATTAGGCATACTATTAGCGTATGGGTACGCATAAGTTGTTACGCTTAACGCTGTACTATCCGTGGTTAATTGGCTGTCTTTGCGGCGTACTCTTGTTTTGATCTGATACGTTGTATTTGGGCTTAGTCCGCTTATTGTATAGCTACCGCTTTTGCCGTCGGCTACGTTAATACCCGTCCACGTTGAACCGTTATTAGTTGAATAATAGATATAATCTATTGTGCTGTCGCTCGTCCACGCCATAACCGCCGTTGTTTCGGTGCGGCTTGTTAAGCTCTGTGATACTGTCGCATATTGCGGTATGGTATCAAGCGTAACGGTTGCGGATCCGTTAGCATAAATAACATTACCGCCAACGTTTACGCTAATAGTTACTTTTTTTGTGCCGTCCGCATTATGCTTAACGGTGTAGCTTTTTGATAAAAGCGTTATAGTCTTGCTCGGTGCAAGAGTAAAGCTTCCGCTCGCTTTCTGTGATACGCCGCCTACGGTCGCCGTTGTTTCCTGCGTGCCATAAGTGTTAGCCGTTGAGCTACTGCTTTTTGACGCTGTAACCGTTACTTTAACCGTTGAGCTATTCGCCGCCGCTCCGTTGCTTGTACTGCTCCACGCACATTTAAAGGTTATATATGAGCTTGTACTGCCCGTTCTTGTTAAGTTAAAACTGCCGCTTGCCATTTAATCAACCTCCCGCAACCGATACAAGCCCTATGCCGTCATTAGTTGTTACGCCGCCGCTTGTAAGCGTAATAGGAATAAAACGCATTTTATTACATAGCGTTATTTCCTCCTCAATTACGCTTTTCTTTTGGTGAAATTCATCTTTGTCAACCCAATATATCTTATTGCCTAAACGGTCATAGCCCGCAAAGCCTACTTGGTTGTTAATCAATATATACGAACCGTCTAAGCCGTACATTTTAAGCCCGTTTGCGTCCATTTGCCCGATTAAGTTATTAGCGTTGTCGTAAAGCTCTAAAATGCCGCTCTCGTTCAAATTTGAACCTAATTTAAGCGTGCCGCCTTTAATCATACTTGCCGTTAAATTAATAACGTTTATAGCCTGCATATTAAGCGTGCCGTCAATCGTCCACGCACTTGTAAAGCTCCCGTTAATTCCCGTTGAGCTAAAGCCTATACCGCCGTTATTTATTCTAATAACGTTGTTTGCTGTTTCTTTCGGCAAATTGTCAACCACTAAAATTTGGTCGCCGTCATAGATAACATAGCCGTTGCCTAAAACGCCCATTATTTGGCTTTGTGCCTGCTGTAATTCACTTTCAAGGGCGGTTATGCTGTTATTGCTTCCAACCGTTACTTGCTCAACAACCGTACTTGTAATATTTTCGGTCAAATTTGATAATTTCTTTTTAAAATTGCCAAATTCAAGCTCGGTATATTTACCTAAAATACAATCATAGTCATAAGCTATAATATTAGTCATTAAGTCAAGGTTAAGCCGCTCGTCTATAACTTCTATTGTGTCGCCTGTGTCCGTTACTTTTTCAAGGTTAGCCTTTAACGTGTAATTTATCTGCGGTATGCAATTAGCGTCAATATACGCTTGGGCTTGTGCTCTCAGATCCGCTATTAACGCTTCTTTGTATGCTTGCTCGTTAAGGTTGCCCTCGCCGTCTTGGTAAAGCTCTTGGTCTATATCTTGCTCAAAAGCTATTGTTTTTGTGTAGGGTATGTCATAGGTTAATTGACTACTTGGATAAATATACGGATCCGCTTCGCTGTCAAGGGCATTAAGCATAATGCCGTCTGCTCCCGTTGGCAAAAGCTTTGTTACTACGTTGTCCCAATTTTCCGCACACGTTATATCTTTAAGGTTTTTAGCATATCTAACCGTTACGCCATTATCAACGCCGATTTCGTTTAATACCTTTATATTCCAATTATCACGTACTAAATGCCCGCCCCAACGCTCTAAAACTACTTGTATAGCTTCGTATAATGAGCTTCTAACGCAACGGTAACTATCAACCGTGCCTATGTTTGATAAAGTCGTAAACGGGCTTTCGGTGTCCGTTGCGTTGTTTAAGTGGTCTAAAGCGTCGTTGCAATTCTTGTCAACTACGTAACTATCTTGTATAAGGTAGTTTTCGCTGTCATAGAATACGTGGTAAGCCTTAACCGTAATTTTTTTACGGGTTTTCTGCGGGTTAGTAATTCTAAACGCCTGCTCGCCCTGCGGCGTGGGGGCAACAAGTATGTTGCCCTCCACTAAGTCGTTTACATAATCTAAGCTCGCTTCAAGGTCTAAATAATATGCCCCGTTGTCCTCTTTATGTACTTTTGCTTTTGTCGGCAATATAATTTTGTCGCCATTGGAGCTATATAATTTGTCTGTCGGCTGAAATAATTTAATCATTATTTATCAACTCGCTTTTAGTTATAATTAATATCTTTTACAAGCGTTGTGATATAGGCGGCTACTTGGCGTGCCATAATTCTATGCCCTGCAAAATTCGGGTGGCTTCCGTCATTTGAAAAATAGTTATTTCTAATAACGGGAATAATCGGGTTAAGCGAACAATTAGCGTACATATCAAGTACGGGAATACCGTAAAACTCGCATACTTCCTTAATAGCGTCAACAAACTGTTTGAGCGTGTAGCCCATAGTATTTGGGCTAAAATATTCCTTACCCGTTTCCGTGCCGTCGCCCCTGTCACGCTTAATCGGTGTCATAAAAAGTATTTGCTTGCCCGCATATTTCGCTAACAAGCCTTTACACATTGTATCTAACGCCCCGTAAAACGTGTTAATTGACGTGTCGCCCATTGTGCCTAATGTTGTATGGCTATGTGACCAATCGTTAGTGCCGCCTGCAACTATGATTAAATCTGCGTCGTTATCCATATCGGCGTAACGTAAGCACATAGGGTTGTACTGATTATTTCCGCTTTCAAACTGTGCTATTTCGCTTGCACTTATGCCGTAATTTACATAAGTCATATTAAGCATAGACGCAACCTGAGTAAACCACGGGATTTCTTTGTCTAAATTCATTGGGTAACCGTATGTTATACTATCACCGATTGCAACCGCTTTTTTGCCATTGAAAAATGATTTAATAAAGCGTTTTTCGGGTAATATTTCCTGCTTATGTCTATATGCTTCTACATAATCTTGTTTTGCCGTCGGCAACGGCTTAACGTTTTCACCTTTCAAAGCATAAGCCATTAAATTAGTTGCCTTTGCATTTGAAACGGATATAGCAAAATAAGCCGCACCGTCGGGAATATCAATAACACAAACGCTCGCACCGTCAAGCATAACCGTGCTAAAAGTCGTTGCGGGGTAATTGCTATTACTTGTTGAATAGCCCGCAACAAGCGTCATATTTTCATTGAAAAACACTGTAACAACGGGGAAAAGTGTGTCATTTGTGTTTTGAATTACAAGCTTATCGCACCCTTTAACATAAACGGGCTTCGTGCTTGTATATGCACTATTCGCATTAAGTACGCCTGCAATCGTATATACATAACCCGTTTGTAATTCGGCGGGGTTTAACCAATTCAAGCTTGCTGACGTTTTAATTAATGCGTCATTCTGTGAATAAGGCACGTAAACTTTATCACTTATTTTATAAATTA